ATTCGGGCATTGGGCTTGCTGTAGGTATGCCACCTACACTACTAAGGTCATCAGCGGATACCGCAGACTCAGTTGGGACATTTGCAGCATTTGTAGCATCTAGTGCTCTTGAACTCCAACCGTCTTGAGGCTGCATCATAACTGTATTAGATCCCGATGAACTCTGAGCAACAAGCTCAGGAATACCTTCTACGTTAAAGTATGCTTCTGGATTAGGCACTGGGGTTAATGAACCACCAAATCCAAAATATCCAGAATCCTTTTTATAAAGCATCCCATCTTTGATGACTAGATTATTCTCATCTAAGTACGCCTGTCCACTAGCAAGTTTTTTAGTGCTAATGGATTTAGGAGTTGATTGACTAGCAGCCGTAGTTTGAGCTTTTCTTAACCCCGTTGTTGCTTCTATACTAGCAAGTGTAGCAGCGTCCATTAGGGCATCCCGCTCAGCCTTTTCTTGCTTGCTGCGTTCAGTAACATAAGTTTGCATTGCCCCAAGGGATGCTAAGACATCTCTTTGTTTATAGTCTCCCTTTTCAATATTAGCAATTGATTTAGAAACATCTCCACCAGCATCTTTCAATGCAGAATAAGCATCTGGATTAGATTCCCCAAGGGCCTCTAGCTGAGCCAAGGACATTGAAGTAATATCTTTATTCTTTTGGTAAGTCTCAATGCCTTCACTAAGCTGCTCAGTAAACTGCTTGGTAAAGTCATCTTGTCGCTTCGCTCGTATCTTAGCGGCGTTTGCAAAGCCGCTGAAGTCTGCGTTCGCCAACTCTGGGCGAATTTGTGATCCTGTTTGAAATGCCATAATTAATCCTTCATATAGGTTGGTATTGTTTGGTCAGCCCATCGTACACGACTAGATACGTTCTCTATGGTACAGTTAAGTTTTGGACAGTGAACAAATTTAGGTGCGCTTTCCCTGCGGTCAATGCAGGCAGTGCAAGCGTGAACGTAGTCGCAGTTCTGTGAGCGATCTTTTTTTTCTCCCCACTTGGCATCTACTTTCTCGTAGCGGTCAAGTTGAATGGGTACATTGTTATCTTCGCAGTACTGGAAAACGTCATCGTGAGTCCAGTCTTTCATAGGGTAGTAAGCGGTGACCTGACCAGGGTTAATGCGTACGTCAACACGTATGCCAGCATCACCGCCATAAACAATGTCAGTGTCGCAATGCTTGTGACCCACAAACATTACATCCCAATTAGCTATGATACCTGAGTTCTTCGGTCGATTGTATATGTCCAGTGCGCACACCCAAGGCTGGCCTTCCTCCATTGGAGTAATGCCCGTAGGGCAGGTCATATCAGTATTGTCAAAGTAGTATCTATTCTGTACTTCAAACTCATCGTCCGTTTGTTGAAAGTCACTAATTGCAGGATGCCAAGTGTAGACCTCTAGTCCCCATTCTTCAATGATTCGATTCTGAAATGCATACTTGTGCGGCTGCCATTGCTCCCTGAAGAAAACTACAGGTATTTTGGCCTTACATTTATTGTACACTAGATCGAGCAGAGCCATACTATCTTTGCCTCCACTCCACGCAATTACTGGGTTCCCTGCGTTAGCAAGGCCCATTTCAATATTTTTGATAGCACTTTGTATTTTACTTTGCATTCAAAGATTTTGCATTCTAATCAGGACAAGTCAATATTTAGATAGCTGCTACTGCGGCAGTACCGAGTTTAGCTCCTGCGGCACTTCCAACGGCGGTGCCAATTGAACCCAATATACCACCACCACCTGCTGCATCAGCCTGCGCCTGCATTCCTTGGAACGTAACGTCCTGTCCTCGCTGTTGCAATGCCATATTGATACCTACATTAGGATCGAACAACTGAGGCCCCATAGGTCCTGCTGCTAAGTTAGTAGCTGCTCCGACTCCTGATTGACCGAGTCCAATAGCCGATGACGGGCGACCAAGAATGGTACTGCCGATGTCACCAGCGATCATACGGTTTTGATTAAAAGCTTGTTGCCCCATACCCGCAGCTTGACCACGGAGGCCAGAGAGGTACTGCTCACGCCCAAGGATCTGTCCAGCTACCGAGCTTTCATCTCCTACACGACCTACACGCTGGGACATCTGTAATGCCTGCTGGTCTGCTAGACGCTGTTGCTCTGGGTTTAAGCCCTGTGAACGCTGATACAGGTCCTGGGCCATAGCAGTCTGAGACTCAGCGAGTCCTGTGCTATAAGGGTCAGCAGCTCGGTACGCTTCTACTACTTGTGGTGCGAACTCCTCTAGTGCAGATACATCGTCCGCACGCTGGAGTTCAAGCATCTCACGCTCAAGCATACCTGACTGCCTTGAGGCATCAGCCAATAAGCCCTTGTAGCCCTTGACGCCCTCCGACTTCTCCATTTCACCCATACGAGTTTTAATTTGAGCAATACGAGCTTCTCGGTCTTGGCTTCCAACCATACCAGCTCGAATATATGCTTCCCTGGGATCTTCGCCTCCTGTCTTTTTTCCGTCCTTGCCTTTTTTGCCGCCAAATACTTGACCAACAGTACTGTCTTTACCAAAGCCACGACCCCCACGACCTTTTTTCCCGCCAAAGGATTTTGGATCGCCGCTGGGTCTAAGCGCATCATACTGCTCACCAAGAGCAGCCCGTCGATCTCCGGTCGTTAAATTACTTACCGATGCTCCAGCCTCTAGACCAGCTAGTTCAGCCTGTAGACTCTGGTACTGTGGGCTAGTAGTAACATCCTCAAAGCCTTCCCACATTGTGTTAATGTCAGCGAGCTCAAGCGCAGAATATTGTGGGCGATAACGCCCCTCAGCTTCCAACAGTCTTTGCTGCAAGCGTGGATCTGTGATGCCTTTGTATTCAGTAAAGCTCTTGCCGAACAAGTACTCCCCCATTGATTTGCCAGGATCAATTGGTGCTGGCATTTTTGGTGATGATCCTCCTTTTTTACCCATAATATACTCCTAGCTTTTTGCGCTTAATATCTTTGAAAATAGTTTAGTTGTGTAATTCATTTTAGTTGGCACTCCGCCCTTCATCCGTAGTCCTATAAGCTTCTTCCATAAAACGTTTGGTTCCTTCGCTATGATACCCAGTGTGACCTTCTTAAATGCTGCGTTATTCTTGGCATATAGAAATGCCATAAAGACGGAGTCCCCGTTTGGCTTGTCCATCTGCCAGCACTTAAGCATATCCCAAGTATCATCATTGTCGCAATTATACCACATCAGTACACCTTCGATTTCCCCATCTTCATCCTGTTCGCAGATGAAGGTTCCTTTTGCCATATGATAACCAATTAAGATTCGGACGTGCTCAGGGTCCCAATCGTCTAATACTTCCCCATACTTACCGCTTGAGATGAATCTGTGAACCTTGTCAATAAAGCCAATGGCTTCCTCTTGCCCACCTTTTTCGAGGGTAACTTGCACTGACAGGAGTAAGGGGTTTCCTTTCATTAAACTTTAAAGGCTTCCTTTTGCGTAGCGTTTTGCAACGCTAGTTGTACTGATTGAAGGAGGGAGTTCATTTTATTAGGCGTATGCTCTAATAAACAATAAAAAGTTTGGCGAACTAACAACAGAAAAAGCATCAGCGTTTTTGTCGGCAATTACGACAGTAGCTCCAGCGTACGTCTGTCCCCACCCAACCTCTGTTGAACTAGCCCAAGCATTTTGAGCTTGTCCAGCATCACCATAATCTCCAAGCAAAACTTCGTCACCAATTGAGTACCCGCTATTTGCATTTTTGCATCTAAGAAACACTTGAATTATTTTTGGAGTGCTAGATAGTCCGTGGGTATAAGTAATGCCACTTGCGACATCAGGAATGTTCGTCTCTGCACTTTCAAAGCTCTCAGTAAATACAGCGGCACCGAACAGGGTATCTACGTAAGCTTTGATGCTCTGTTGTGTAGCAAGTGCCGTATCCGAGTCAGATACCATATCATCTTCGTCTAAGATGGCTACCTCTTGGGGGGCAGCGGCAGTACCGCTTACGTTGCCGAGAACCTTGTAGTCAGCTACGTTTTCAATTTTAGCCTTAGTAACATTAGCGTCTAGGATCTTATTTGTAGTAACAGAACCTGTAGCTAGTTTAGCAGCGGTAACACCGCTGTCACGAACTGTAATAGCTCCGTTGGCGTTTACGATTGTACTAGCGTTATCAACGGAGTCAGTACCAAAGGTAGCTCCGTCTACTAAATCATTAAGCTTGCTTGCTGAGAGTTGTTCTCCGTTGGAGAACGCTGTTCCTTTATTTATAATGGCCATAATTTAAATTGTTGAGCTAATTAATTAAATCCCAATTGCGAGGTATCGACCAGGGTCGGTTGTACTCTGACTGTAATTTTGAAAATTAGTCCTAGTTACAAATTTGCATTTCGTAGCAAATTGATTAACTTCTTCATCATTGTAAGTTAGTTGTACTGTTGGAATTTCATCAAAGAGAGTGCCGCCTGTCGCATTAGTTGGAAAGGTTACTGTACCCCCTTGAGTTGGATAAATACTGGTTGTCGCTGAACCCCAGGCCATCTTTAATCCACTTGGAAACACTTGATAACCAGCGGACTGTCCATCTTCAGTTGTGAAATTTGATGTGCCATCTACATAAGTTTTAATGCTTTCTGAAGTAGCCAATGTAGTATCGGTAGCGGTAGCCATTGTGTCGTCGTCAATGACATCTGTTAGCTTGGCGAAGGTTATATTAGCATCTGCAATCTTGGCTGTGGTTACATTAGCATCTAGGATAGCAGGTGTAGTAATTGCATCGTCTGCAATAAGTGCAGGAGTAATAGCATCATCAGCAATGTCAGCCGTGCCAATAGAAGCAGCAACCAAGGCAGCCGTAGGGTTACGGGCTTCATTAAGCCGAGTTGAAGTTACGGTATCCGTTGGGTTAAATGCTGCACCCGCTGGGGTAATTGTAATATCCGCCATAATTATTGTACGCTAGTTGTTGATCTTGATGCGGGTGCTCCTGAGACTTTGATTCCTCGGACTCTTGGGCGACCCTGTGTATTATTAATTGTAAATTGAATGCCGTATCCTCGGCGGTTACCTATTCTACCACGTATGGAAACATCCTCGTCAATGTCTAGGCTTCCGTCAATGTATGAACTCAGTGTATTAAGATCTACCTCTGCGTCAATGTTTTCTACTTCGGCTGAAATATCAAAGTCGGACTGCTCCGAGGCACTGGACTGCACGTGCATCTCAAATTCACTCCAACGCTTACGACCGAAGTCATTAAAGGTAAACTGACGGGTAGTTACTTCAGCAGGGATGCTGTAGATAACGCCCTCCTGTCCTCCTTGGACTGGAATAGTAGTAGCCAGTCGATCAACGCCATCAGGTCGAGCATCAACCCTGTGAAGCCCTCCAAGGGCATTCACTGCATATACTGCACGGTCACCTTTCTTGCCCGCTACAATTAAGTTCTCGATGTCCCAGTCCACGTCAGACGTGGTATCTACGGACTCCCACTGCTTGTTAATAAAGTTAAAGACAAGGATGGTATTATTTACGGTGCTTGATCCAGTCGGAACAGCAATGTAGTAGCGATTGTTAAAGTAAACAGCTACGGACTGATCCCAGTACTGACGGTTAATCTTATCAATGGTAGTCTGGATGCTACTACTTAGTGGTAGTTCGCTACCACGAAGGTTGTATAGATCCTGGAAGTTTGCTCCGTATACACCATTGTCAGAAAGGAACATTACGTTGTTACCAATTTGAACAATCGTCTTACGGGCCAAGCAACCTACTTCATTTGTAATCAATTGAACCGAAGCAGACTCAGGGCTGCTGCCCTGTACTAAGTGAATTGAATTACGGTTGAATACTACTAGCTTGTCATCCGCAAAGGACAGTAGTCCAACGTTAAAGTCCGCAGTTCCAGCATTGAACCTGTACTGATTATAAATCTGATCATAGGTATCTGCGTCCAAGATGTCCGACACAATGATCTCATCAAGGTTATCACGAGCTGTGTATTGCCCTTCTGGATCATCAACCGAATAGCGATACGGCATAACCAATCTACGCTGGTGATAGGTAGCATAAGGTGGTGCTGGCATATGCGTAAAGCCCAGTCCGACCGAAACTTTCTTGGTAAAGATAGGATCAGTAAATAAGGATGCACCGTCATTTACGTGCGTAGTAACTGTGCGTGAATCAAGTACAAACTGGAACCCTGCATTAATTCCTGCACGAGGATTTTTTGCATATGAGCCTGGGGATGGATTGACATTAAAATCGGTATAGATAACAAAGGTAGTAGGACTCGGCACTCCTTGAGCAAAAAATGATCCATTGAAGGGATCGCCATTTGGATCCCATTGATCCATAATGATGGGTTCGCCACTCACTAAATTATGCGCTACCTGTGTAGTGATAGTATATTTATAAAGACCCTCAAAGTCTCCAGATCCTTGTAACCCATCATTTACAGCAAGATCAATATCGGTAAAGGCTTCACCCAATGTAAAAACTTTATTTACAACGTAGTCCTGACCAATGGTAAGTCCAGAGTCTGCACCTGTTGCTCCGCTAATACTTGTTGACATTACAGTAATGTTATCCCCCACCTTTATGTCGTGAGATCCAGAAACCGATGCTATACTATTGGTAATTGCAAATTCTCCAGGAAGGCAATCAATCTGAACTGGCTGAGTGTATACTCCGCTTTTTACTAAACTAAATCCAGAGCGAACTGTACCAGTTCCTGTGCCTATAGCATCAATTGTAATAATATCATTAACTTCATAGGTTACTGCCGTAGTTCCAGCAATTGTGTTCCACTGCGATTGAGTCGTGTCACCCAAGTCAGTAATCAGATATGTATTATCTAAATTAAGGTCTGTTAAATTAACATTATCAAAGCTTCCGTCCCATTCTAGCGCAGTCTGGCCATCACGAAACAAGAACACCTTGTTGAAGGCTTGAATCATATCCGACAGCGGAGGTGCTGTCTCTCCACGCTTGTACGGAAGGTCATATGTAACTGTTGGGTCAGCTAGGTTAATGGCCAGTGCGCTTACATTGGAGCCAAGTATAACCCACTGACTTGCTGAATCCCCTGGGTTGCTGTAGGAAGTACTAGCGTAAACCTGTGAAATTCCACCTTGATCCAGCAGCATATTGTAACCAATAACTGATGAACCCTCTACATTATTTAACGTAAAGTCCAAGACCTGTGGAAGCACTACTGGCAAAGTATATGTTGCATCTGCCCCGACTAAAGCATACGTAAGAGATATTGTTCCAGTGTTATCTGTTACAGAAGTAAGTTCAAAGGTTCCGTTGGGATCTGTATCTGCCCCAAACGGAATACCGCTGACTGTAATTTCGTCCCCTGTAATAAACACGTGACCTGGCTCAACGGCTGGGTCATCGATAACAATAGTAACTACATCAGTAGTTAAGGAAGCGGACCTAATTGTAGTTGGCAGTAAGCCAACAACTGGAGGCTCTGCTTCCAATTCGGAAGTAGTTGGAAGTCGAAGGACATCGTCACCACTAGCAAAGGGAGCCTTGACCAAATCAATCCCTGGTCTAACCTGCCATTCACCGTTACGCCCAAGCCTACCATTGTTACTGGTCGCTAATATACCACGTTGCAATTGATCGGGACGCAGGTAGTCATTAAACCCAGTGTACCCCATATCGAGGTCCTCTAGGATTTTATCATCATTTGTTCCGTATGTGCGGTATTCAGGCATTATGTTTTAGCAGTCCCAAGCCTTACGGCTCCAGTAGTTAGCAGATAGTTTATTGGTCTTCCCCTTGATGCCACCACTACGAGCGCAGTAACTTTTCTTACGTTTTGGCTGATCCTTCTTGATGCTCATATTAGCATCCCCGAATCGTACGAGTTTTTCCGTCCCACCTTGGCAGGCTTTCACGACGAACTTCTTACCGCCTTGAACTTCACGGCGGGGTACGTTGCACTTCATCTTGGATTTGTCAGGCACTACTTGCCTTTCTTTCCCCCACGTTCACCACAGGATCCTTTGCCAGCATTTTTTGTTTTTCTTCCGTACATAATATTATTAGTTATTTGACTTGGGAGGAACCAAAGTAGAACCCTACGATGGCTAAAGCTGTCTGGCGTATCTCTGGTAGTATCACAAAACCCTGTACGGTGGACCATTCTAGGCGCTTGAATAGCCCTAGAAAGCCTTTTGATTCTGATTGGATACTAACACCTATGTCAGTGAATGCAAAGACAAATGGGGCTATTACAATGGCAAAGATAACTGCCGCCGTAATTGCACGACGCATATATACACCACCACGGGCTGCTGCCTTATCTGCTGATTCATCCGCTACGGTCTGACGGGCAATCATACGCTCAAAGAGACGAGCCTGGTTGTCGGCCTGCGCTGCAATCATCTTCATTATGAAGCCGCTTACGCCCCCGCCTAGCATTGCTAATAGTTCTGGTGTCATAAGTTATTTGTCCTTGAGTTCCTTGATTACCTTGACTGCGGATGCAGTCATATAGACTAGAGTAGCAAGACCCACAACTAGTCCTAGGAGTTCGTTAATATGCCCCAGTTCGATGGTAGCGATAAAGCCCCCTGTGCCGATGGTTGATTTGTAAATGATGTCGTGCATTATGCTTCAATTGGTTCTGGTAGAGGTACGTAAGAGCTGACAGTGGCTGCTTGTTCTGCTGCAGTTAAGTTGTAGTCAGTTACTTCCAATGCCCACTTGTACTCAATGGTTTCATTGGGGTACGTGAGCCACCGTGTCCCTTGACCGTTGTCCTCAATCCAGTAGTCAAAGCCAATGTACTTGCCTTCCTCATCTGCACGATCAATGGCGGCTTCTTTAGTTTCGTATATTAAATATAGCATTATGCTTCTTCAATTTCTGGGTCAGGTGGTAGCAGTGCCAGGAATGCAGCTTTGTCTACGACTTCGCATTCTTCCAGTTTAGCTTGGTCAAGCATCTCCCACAGTTCGTGGTAGATACCGCCTGCGCCGACCTCTGTGTAAAGGTCACAGCAAGCACCGTAGCGTCCGTCAATCAACAGCACTGGGCTGATATGATTGCTAGTAGTCAGGGTGTCCTGCTTGGCAAGCATTGAGTCCCGCAGTTCTGCTGGGATCAGAAGATAGTTGTAGCTGTGTTCTTCAGCCGTAGGATTAGTCTCTAGGTATTCTGATGGGGTCATAATTAAATTGCTGCGATTTCTGTGATTAGGGTGTCTTGCAGACCTTCGAGGGTTGCAAGGTGAAGCGCAGAACCAGCGTGGTAGGTTGCTAGGCGTGCGTTAGTTGATGCCACAGAACCTTTCCCGAATACGCCAAGTTCAGTTGCGCTTCCCGCTACCGAGGATTTAGTGAAAGCATACGTTGTGCCATTGTTCCTGATGTCAATATTACTAGCATCAGGTCTATTTGCACCAAATAGTCCTGTTGGAGCGGTTCCGACTGCGGTGACGGATGAATTGATAGCTGCTGAGACTGCCGCCGTTGTAGATGCTCTAAGTCTAGTGACTATCCCCGAATCAGCAATTAAGAATCCACTTCCAGTAGTATGAGCATTTGTGATGTAGCACGAAATTGATGCGTCATTTTGCGCTAGGGCAGTGCCAAGAAGGCCAGTTGTTACAGTCTTGGTCGTGCCATCGCCCTTTAGACCTGTCAACTGATCCAAGTCACCTGCAACAAAGTTGTTGTTGGTCAGCGTCGGCATTCCATCACGAAGAGGAACTGTGATACCTTGTATCCCTACACCTACGAATGATGCAGCTGATTCCAGATCATCCCAGTAAGCTCCGCCTAATGCAACCAGTGAACTAATGTAATTAGTAAGGGGCTGTTTGTAAGGAACGTAAGTTGTATCACCAGCAGTGTCCAGACGAGCGAAGTAGTTAGCTGCTGCTGCTGCACCTTTAGCTGCTGCTACCTCGGAAAGTAATGTTGCTTGCAGACCTTCTAGTGTAGCAAGGTTGAGAGCTGGGCCAACGTGATAGGTTGCTAGGCGGTTATCACCGTCCACAAAGTTACTTGCTCCAAAGACATCAAAAGAAGTAGTGGGTTGGGGGGCTTGGCTTGCCCGTGTCAAGGTTCCACCCGCAGAATCAAACTGCCAGTCAAACTCAGCCGAAGAAGATCGAGACACACCAAGGAAGCCAGTCTTATTTAAAACACTGCCAGTGTAAATGATGGTGCGAGCCTGAGATTG